CGCACGAACGACCCACAATGATGCGGCTAGGAAGGACCCAAACAGGGCGGGGAGTCAGCGTGCAGTGCTTAGCGCCTTGCTTAGTGCTGCATTGAAGTGAAAACCAAAGCGCCGCTCGATGACCTTGGCGCCGATGGATTCGATATTGAATCGACCTGCTCTGTAGTTCGGCCGGTCTGTTGTTGCGATGAAGTAGGGGTGCAGCTGTAGACGCGAGCGACGATAGATGCCGGGCGGTCTGTTGCCGCCCTTGGGTGTGCCGATGAAGAACCCACCGCGAGGGTCACCGCTGATGCCTTTGCTGATGCGCCGTAGCGTGGCCTGTGTGACGTTGCCCGATGCGTTGGTCTTTACTAGCGAGGTTGGCATGAAGAAAGCACCCGCTGGGATGGTGCCGTCATTAGGCACAGCATTGGCAAAGTAACGATCAAGGCCCTTCTGCGGACGTGTGCCGCCTGCTATGCCAAAGCGCAGGTATCGGGCACGGTCTTTGCCTTTCTTGTCTTGTGCGTAAACGAATGCGGCCAGAGTTCGCTTCTTGGACTTCTGTACGAGGAACGCTGTCTGCGTGAACTTGACCGGGACATGGAATGCGCCCTTGGTCCCTGCGTTAATGGCCTTGCGTGCATCGAATGCAACGTTGTTAAGAGCAACAGAGGTGGCGAATGGCAGCTGCTTCTGCACGGCTTTAGTCCATGCCGTAGCCCTGTTTAGGTCTTGATCAATCGAGAGACTGATTGGCATGAGCAGCCTGAGCTTTCACCCAGTATTGCTGCAGCTGATTAACTTTGGGCGGCACTAAGTGGTGAGAGCTGACAACACCAACAAAAGCACCAGGGCCGTCACCGACCTGAATCCTCACGCAACCGTCCTCTAGGGTCCGGATCTTGGCTGCGGGCATAGGCGTCTCTGAGTCGTTGCTCATAGTCAAGGAAGGCACGCAGTTCATTTTGTCGCTGTTGTCGGCGCAGTCGATCGTCTGTCATTTGAGTTCAACAAGGTCAGCACGTTTGAGCGCGTCCAGGATTGACTCATAAATGACCTGCTCGGTTTCAGAGTCAAGCTCTAGGCGGTAGCGGTCAAGCCATTCAGTAAGTGCGTCCTGAGCGAGCAGAGCACCTGCCTGTGGGTCGATGTAGCTGTCAGCAAGCTTCATGAGGTGTAGGTCAAAGAGTTGAGGACTTACACGAAGCGTCTCAAAGGGCGAGGTTCACCCCGCAGCCGTTTCCGGTACTGCACGCTTGATGCCTCATAAGTTGTTGTCGGGGGATGGATCGGCAACACCGAGCCGCCCTGCCTTTCCCTGAGGCCACTCAGGGTGTTGTATAGCTTTCAGCCTGGTCAAGACAGGCATCAGGCTCCCCGACGTGTAGTCAAAGGTCTTCCTTAGTGTGCTGAATCTTGACGCTCACCTGACGCTCGGGAATGGCGTCTAAAAACATGTCGTGCAGTTCGCCAAAGAGTTGGCGTTGGTATTCGTAGGTCTCGCTTCTTTTGTTGTCCATCCGCCTGCTCACCGTCGTGCGGTAGCTCCTAGGCCGTGATTGGTTCGCGTTGCGGTCGGCCTGCATTTCAGCCGTTTGAAACGCTTTGGCAATCAAGTAGAGATCGGCAACGCTGCAGTCAATTTGTACTTGCATGGTTTTGTGGTGTTGTGTTGAGGCCCTGTCTCCAGGGCCGTGAGTGTAATCAGGCAGGGACTGCGCCGAGGCTCTTGAGGCGCTTCCATTCGAAGCGAGCATCTTCAACAGAAAGCGTCCAGGAGCCGGTCCACTCAAACTTCTGAGGGTTGCGATGGTTGCGGCGAAAACGCTCAAGAGTAATAAAGCCGCAGCGATCTCCAAATCTTTTGGTGAAAGCGAACTTTTGAGCGTCGTTGAGAAGAAGGGTGTGGGTCATTGTCTTGAGGTGTTGTGCGGTCTCCCGCTTGATCAATAGTATGGCATACCAGAAGCAGGGGCGCAAGCCCTCAAGCCTCGGCCAGGGCGTAAAGAGCAGCTTTGAGATCAGCGGCTTTGTAAGCCTCAGCAGCTGCAGCGACGGAGGAGAAGCGGCGGCCCTTGGCCAGCTGCTTCAGACCCTTGCGCTGAATGAACACCATGACGTGACCCAGTGAAGTGCTGACCTCAACGGTGTTGCCCTTCTCAGTGGTGAGGGTGAAGAAGGTGCCGTTGTTGGTGGTTTCGATCAGGGTCATTGTCTTGAGGTGTTGTGCCGTCTCCGGCGTTGCACTAATTATGGCATACCAGGGGCTGGCTGGCAACCCCCGGCGCAAGATCAGATGACGCCGTTGCGCTTGCAGTAATCGCGAACCCAAGCAAGGGTCTTTTCGCAGGACTTGCGCTCACCGTTGGCGTTGACGAAGGCCAACCTGTAGACAACCTGGCCGTTGAGCTTGCGGTAGCCGAAACGGCTGACGAAGAGCTGCTTGCCCTGACAGAACTCGTTCTGGGCGATCGCATCAGCAAGGTCTTCAATCTCGCGGCGCGGCTTATCTGCTGCGGTCTTGGTGCTTTTCTCAAGGCCCAGACCTGCGGCCATGGCGCGGACTGAGCTGAGGCTGTGCCACTCACCGTCAACCAAGTAGTGGGGGCCACCAAAACCGGCGATACGGTCCTGCTTGCGGCTGGGCTTGGCGACCTCGTGGCCTGCAGCAGCGAGGGCCTTGAGTGCGTCGTTGACGGGGATGAAGGTGCGGGTCATTTGAGGATTGTGGTGTGTGGGATCTCTCCCGATGTCATAAGTATGGCATACCACGAGCAGAAGCGCAAGCGGCTGGCCAAAAAAAAGAGCCCCGTGGGGCTCAGTCGCGGAGGTCAAAGATTTGAACCTCGGCCAACTTGCCGCCGATGTAACCAGGGCGGTCAACCTGTGCCCACTCAGCTGCAAGCTTCGCTTTGCCCTCCTCAACAGTGTTGCAGAAGAAGCCAGACCAGATGCCTTCAGGGCCGGTGGTGCCAGCGATCCGGATGATGCAGTGGAAGTTGGAAGCCATGGAGCCGGGGGGTGTGTGGCGTCTCCGCCTGATGAACATAGTATGGCATACCACCTGACAGGCGTCAACCCTCAGCAGCCAGCGCACAAATCACCGTGCAAATGATGCCCTCCAGCTTGCTGGCAGGCACGCAGCTGTATTGACGCAGCACAGCAGCCATGGCGCGGTCGATCGAGTCACGGCCTTGAGAGACGACAACAGGCTTGTAGTCCTTCACGGGCTCAACAGAGTCAAGCTCAGAGAGCAGCAGCTTGCGCATCAGGTCCTGACGGCTCATGTCGCGCTTAATGGCCTCCTGCGTCAGGTATTCACGCTCAGGCTCGGTCATGCGCACATCAACGCGCACGGGCAGGGATCGGGTTGCTTCAGGCATCAGAAATCAAAAAGGTCAGAGTCAACAGGTGCAGGAGCGTCAGGGACTTTCCCTACATCCCCCAAGGGGGGTGCCCCAAAGGGGCTGGATTGACAAGGCCGCACGTCTAGCTCCCAGCGCAGGCTGCCGACGGTGACGTTAGGGCTGCCGAGCTTGGCGACCCGGACAGCGTGCAGATCAGAAGCATCTGAAACAACCCAGCCGTTGTTCCAGTCGCCGTTGCGATGCAGCTCAACAGGAGTGCCAGGCATAGGGGGTAGAACCCCCTCAGCAGAGGTGCTCAGGGTATTGGGTGTAATAGGGGTAAAAGGGGTAAAACCCTCTATTTCGTGTGACGCGCGCGAGGTATTACCCCTAATACCCCTTAAACCCCCACTTTCCTGGGAGGCTTCATGCGGAGCCCAGAGAAACTGCGGACGGCCTCCAGCCACCAGCGCCTCCATCTGTCCGTGCTGATAAATCAGCCCCTTCTTCTCAAGGGCACGCAGAGCACGCAACACCTTTGTCGCGTTGCACTTGCCAACGTCCTGAAGCTCGTTCGTGGTGACAGGAAACTCACCTGTTGCCCATCGCTCGCACATGTAATCAAAGATGTCCGCCTGGCGGCCTTGCAGCTCGTCAGCGGCCTCCTGCATCGCCTCAGCAGCCAGGACGCTCTCACCATCGCCGTGATGGATCCAGCCGTCGTCCTGTAGCTCAATCAGCAGTGTTGTTCCTTTTGCGCGGCCCTGCGTCTTGACCACAACGCGGTGATCGTTCTGCGTCTGGCCCTCGGCTGGCTGCTTAAACCAGTTCATCAGGATCGTCAGGCTGGCCGCGGCCGGGAGTGCATTGCTGCCCCTGCTGGCCTGCGTTGCATTGCCACCGCTCACGCTCTTGTTCGTGTGGTGGATCATCGCAAGCGTGGCCTTATGCGGGGCCAGGGCCTCAGCGAGCTTGCGGGCTGGGCCGTCAAAACTGCTGGCGGCCTCCTCTAGGCCGAGAACAGCACAACAGGCGTGATAGCTGTCGAGCAAGAACAGTGACCCAGGGTTTTCCGCAGCGATTTCCCCAAGGTGTGAAATACCCTCATCTGTGAGATGCAGCGGGGCTCCTGTGTGCCATAGCATCTCCACCGGGCCGCCCAGTTCCCCATCACTGGTGACAAGGCCCTCCCTCTTAAACAACGTGTACCAGTCGCTTTCAGGCTGGTCAGTGCCAACAATGAAAACCTTCGGGCAGACGCCGTGCAGACGTTGCCCTAGGTATGACTCCTCGCCGTGATACCAAGCGCTGATCATCCCGACCATCAACGCTGACTTGCCCACCTTTGGCGGAGCCACCAGCAAATTGAATGTGCCGGACATGATCACGCCCTCCCATGCCCAGGGCACAGGGGCGGTGTCGAGTTTTTGCCCACGTCGCCTGGGCTCCGCGACACCGTTAATTGCTCCTGCCGCTCGGCTGAGGACGATCGCGGCAGTGCGCTCGTTTAGCGGGAAGCCAACTTCATCGGCATAAAGCCGCAGAAGCTGGGAACGCTTGAGCGGGTCTTCCTCATTACAGAGGACGGTGCTTGCGTATTGGTCGAGCCTGCTGAGCAGCTCTTTGTGGTCCTTGAGGCTTTCGGGAACTATCCCTGAGCTGTTTGAGGCGTTCGGTGTAGTGACCATTCTTGGCCTTGCTTGGAGAGAAAAAATCAGCGGGCGTATAAACCCCAAGCCGTTCAAGTTCGCGGAAAGCCGCTAACTCATCGCTGCATTTGTAGGGGTGTTGTTCATCCCAAGCGTCCAGGGCGCGATCAGATCGCTCTTTCTGCAATTTGCTGTATAGGCCCAACAAGGCTGACTCGTCGTTGTATTCAGCGGGGAGTGAGTAAGGGTTCCATTGGAGCAAGTCAAAAGCACGCTCCTCACTATCAGGATTAGTCACGCGCAAGCGGCTCAGGCTCTGATGCGATGGCTCTTTGGAGCAGCAGGTTGACCCAGCTGGTGCGGTTCACGCCGATCGGCTTTTTGCGCTCGACCTCGGCAATGACCCGTGGATCAATCAGGACGCGAGTGTTCGTGAAATGGGTGGAATCGTCCACTTGGTGGTTGCGTTGCAGGCAGAGTGTGCCCATACTCAGCCGAGTTTTGCAATCAATTTGTGCAGGATCCCATACCAGATCTGGTGTTTTTCCCCGACGCACACCGCTACATGTGGCGCGGTGACTGGGTTCTGCACAATGTTTCAGAAGTTGTCAGCCATGACATGTCGCCTTTTGCCAAGGACGCCATGGAAAAGCACCGGCACGGACCTGATGGCTGGGAGCTGCGCGGCCGGGTGCTGCACCGGGTGTTGCAAGCTCACCTTGAGAACCAGCCCTCGGTGCATGAAGACCGCTGGGATCCGTGGATTGAGCCGCTGCTGAGCGATCCTCTGTTCAAAGGCATCGAGACGGTGGCGACGGAGTATCTGCTGGTTGACCGCTATCGGTCGGTCTGTGGCTCTTGTGATTTCGTGATCCGCCACAAGGACGATCCCAGTTTTGTCCTGCTCGGTGATTTGAAAACAGTGTCGTCCACCAAAGCAGTCACAAGCCGCAAATCGCCTCTCGCGCAGCTAGGGGCGTACTGTCGCATGTGGGAACAGTGGCATCCAAAAGATCGGATCACTGAGTGCGTCACCGTGATCAGCGGACCTGACAAGTGCAGGGTGCGCCGGCACAGCCCTGAAGATGACTGCATCCCTGCCTGGGAGGAGTCCTGGGGCAAATTCCAAGCCCTGCAGCCTGTGGCCGACTTTTGATTTCTGAGTTGATCCGATCCGATCCCAACTCAGCAGCGGATCGGATTCGATCGAATGGTTGCGGACTAGGACAGGCTCGCGCGCCTTACACCCCTCACACCTGATCCGCTGCAGGTCACTTGTCCCTCGCCCTTTATCAAAGGATGAGAAGCCAGATACTAAGGGCAAAAACAAAGGCTGGTGGACTGGACGAGAATCCTGAAACAAGGCGGCGTGCCTGAGCCGCCTGGCTATCACGAGACGGTTGCCAAGGTCACGAGCCGGCCTAAGCGTGTGAAGAAAAAGGGCAAGGGCAAGGGAAAGCGTTGACATGGCATACCAAGCACGGCATACTGCTGCGCATGAGCCCTTTCTCTCGTTCGCTCATGAAACACAAGCACATCGACGATCGCAGTCCTGGTTTCTATGACCCGGAACACCGCAGCCCCAAGACCAACGGCATCATTGTTGCCATTTTTTGCGTCCTGCTTGGCGGTGCTTTTTGGATCAGTCTCACTGACACTCTCGACAAGCAACAGCGTCAACACTGCGAGCAGGGCTGGCAAGCCGCCTGCGAAAAACTGAAGTAAATGGGCCGTGGGATTTATTGGAACACCCGGCCTGAGGACACCGTTAAGGCTGCCAAGGCCAGGGCCAAGGCAGCACTCAACGAACAAAACCCAAAGCTCACAAAATTAGAGCTTGCTTTTTACCTTGCCCTCAAAAATGAAATCAGTCGCGATTCACCTTGATCAGTCACGTTCTGACAAGCTTGCAAAGCTTTCAGAGGCCACAAAAGGCAACATGACCAATGTCAGCATTGCCGGTGAGTTTATTGAGTTTGAGCAGCCCAGGCTCAGCTCAACAAAGCTTGCTCAAGCCCTGCTGAACTCTGCAATCGACAAGGCTTATGCCCAGCTCCCCAGCTAGTTTCACGTTCCGCGTTCTTGGCACACCAGTGCCGCAGGGCTCTGTCAAAGCCTTTGGCAGCAGAGTCGTTGCAAACAACGAACAAGCCTTAGGAAGCTGGCGCTCAGATATTGCATCCGTTGCGTATCGCGAGAAGCCAGCTGACTGGGACATTAACGCTGCAGTATCGCTGCGTTGTGAGTTCGTGTTTCCACGGCCCCTGTCGCACTACGGCACAGGCAAGAACGCCACAAAGTTAAAAGCATCAGCGCCAAGGCATCACGTCAAAACGCCCGATTTAGACAAGCTATGTCGGGCATGTGGTGACGCGATTGCTGATGCGTGCGGCATGGTCCTTTTAAGGTCTGATGCGCAAATCTGTTCCATTTACGCCGCTAAGAGGTACTCAACCGATGACTTTCTCGGTGCCATTATCACCGTCACAGCCCTTGATTGAGGCGCTTGTCTCCTTTCACAAGACAGTGCCGGCCATTGGCAAAACAGCCAATGCGCAATACGGCAAGTTTGCCGATCTTGAGACCGTGCTCTCAACTGTCACGCCGCATCTGATCAAGAACGGCCTTGTGATCTCGCAGACGTTTGAGCCAAGTGAGGGCGTTGACCCGATCTTGGTGACAAAACTGCTGCACGTAAGTGGCGCAGAGCTTGTGAGCCGATTGCCAATGATCGTTGGCAAAGGCCGCAATGTATTGCACGACTTCGGTAGTTCTTGCACCTACCTAAAACGCTACGCCTTATTAGCCCTGCTCGGCCTTACAGCTGACATGGACATGGATGGCGATTTTGCAGACGACAACCCTGCAGCAAAGCCACAAGCCAAGAAAGCGCCTGCTGTCAAAGAGGTATCTGCTGAGGATCAACCTCTGTCAGAAGATGAGCGCCAAATGCTTATAGGTCTCATTCAAGAGATGACACCTGGCAAGCGTGAGGATTTCTGCAAGTCGTTCCGCTTTGCGTTCAAGTTAGGTGACGACGCTAAGGTTGCTCCCGCAATCACCAGCCGCAAGCACCAGGCCTGGATTCAAGCAAATGCCTGACGACGACAAAAAACGTGAACAAC